TTCTTTTGGCAAAACTCCTGATTATATGGAAAGCTTTTTTTTAAATGATGCCAAACGTGTATTTACTATCAGGACAGCGGCAGACGTAGCTTCTGGTAGCCATAACGCAAGCGAGGATTCAAATAGACCAAACCTTGCTCAAAAAGCATTCATGTTTGCTACTAATGATTCATTTTATCAATCTGCTTATGAAGATTCAAATTATGGAAGCAATAAATTACAACAAATACTTGTTGATAATTTTGGCGCGAATACTTTAGCTAATCTCAAAACCCCTATTGTAATACCTGCTTATGAGGAAGATATGAGCAGATATGTTGTATTTTCTAACTTTAATGATCCTAGCTATTTTATAGGAAGAAACGAAACTATAGTTAATGTTTGTAGAGCTTCTTCTGCTGCCACTGTTTATTTACCGGCACATAATTTTAATGGACATTATTATAGTGATGGTGGGCAATATGCTAATGATGCAATACTAGCAGCAATTAATGTAGGTTTGAGTAGCAAACCTCAGGCTACTAGAATTGTTATAGTTGATGTTGGGACTGGAATAGGAAATATGAGTTTTGACGGTAGTGGTGGAGCATCAACAGATTTAGAACATTTAGCTGTTAGAGCTTTTAAGATTATGAATGTTGCAATGACAGGAGCTGAAGAATGGAGTAGATATTTCCTTGATTATCTATCTAACAGAATTAGCAGTTTAACAAATAGAGCTACTATAGATGTTTATTATTATAAATTCCAACCAAAGTTTCCAGAGGACTTTCCTAATGAGCTTGATAATAGTACACCTGCTTGGTTTAGTACGCTCGCTAATTTTATCGATACTCACTATTCAAACGAAAGTGATAAAATCTCAAGCATATTAGCTAGGCTATTAGCATGAAGTACGAACGATTATATAATTTTATATCCCCTGTTACTGGTAAATTACCGATAGATAGAGGTTATATATTGCTTGGAGATAAAGACGGACGATCTTTTGCCTCTCCAATTCTAATTGACGTACTCCAAGATATAATAGATTTAAAAAGAAAAATAGGGAATTTCCAAGAATTAAAAAAACTAGACCATAACCGAATATGGATAGGTGATTATTATAATGAAGCTGTAGCACAATTGCATATAGGTATTATAAACTTACCACCTTTAGCTGAGGCAGTATTTCCAAACCCTATAAGTCCAATTATTGGAGATTTTAGAATACCTAACCCTACTTTTGATTATCTATCTCCTTTTGACTGGGTAATGTCTGGTCCATTTTTACCTCAGATTTACGCTACTAAGTATGATACATTCGGAAATCCAATAGGAACTGATATCTCTTCATCTTTGGCTATGACGCAAGTTAGAGCAGCACAAATAATGAAGCGGTTTGATAATGCCAATTTTATAGTAGGAAGTTCTACAGTAGAATTTACATGGGAAAATCCTAAGATGTATCTTATTCCTGAGCCATTAAAGCAACTATATGGACTTGGAACAACTTATACATTTACTAAGGCGCAGTCTCTTGGAAATTTACAGACAGGACTTCTAAAAAATACAGTTAATAATGTAACTGGTACTTTATCAACTGCTATAGCTGGAAAAGATTATATAGATGTAGCTGATCCACTACAAGCAAACATGCAACTTGCACTTATTAGACCAGAATTAATACAAGATGGGCAAGATGTCGCAAAACTACTTTCAAGAGTGGAAAGATTACCTGTTAGCAATATGTATTTAACTACAGGAAAATATTGGAAAGGTGGAGCAAATAATATTCCTATTGAGGTTGATCTTCCAACTTATGCTCCAACAGATGGTACTTATATTTTGCAACGTCCAAATGATAATCTTCCAGAGGCTCAAGCGTTATCTAGTATAGCTGGTCTTTTAGGGGGTATATTAAAATGTAATAGTTTAGGGGTTGTGAGTATTGCATCGGGTGGTAAGATACCACTTATTAATGATTACGTAAACCCTTTAAGTTTACAAGAAGAGATAGAAGCAACAATTATAGAGTGTAATGCTTTTTCTACGGCAGAAGCAGCAGCAGCAGAGGCAGCTGCAATAGCTTCAGGAATAGCCTATTTTACCGAGCAAATGTTACCTTTTTCATTAATTCCGCTAATTCCAGTCGGAGCATCAATTACGTCAGCAATAGCAGCAGCAGTTTTGCCTAAAGAAGATAAAAGCAGTCATGACGCAGATATTACAACAATTAACAATAGGATAAACAATTTAAACGTAAATCTTATAGGGGATGTCCTTGGCACTGGATTACTTAGTTCTACCATTATAACCGTATTTACTCCAAACCCAAGTTTTACAGGTAAATCATACATGAAAATTCCTGTGGGAAATATAGCAGAAAGACCTAGCAATTCACAAATAGGAATGTTAAGATATAACATAGAAATTTAATAACTTTGCAAGTAATTTTATGACACAATTACCTTTGCCTGTTGGCAAACAGGAATTTCATGACGGACACAGTTGGTTTTCTTTAGCTAGTGAAAACTGGGTTTTAAATGCTATTAGGTTTGTATCTCCATGTTTAATAGCAACAACAGCTAATTTAACAGCTACTTATGCGAATGGTATTAACGGGGTTGGCTCAACTTTAACTAATTCAGGTACTCAAGCAGCTTTAACTATTGATGGTATAGCTTTAGCTGTTGGTAATAGAGTTTTGGTTAAAGATCAAACGACTAGCTTACAAAACGGAATATATACAGTAACTAATATAGGTTCAGCAAGTATAAACTGGATATTAACAAGAGCTAGTGATTATGATGTTTCAGCTCAAACTGTTAGAGGTGATATTATAAATGTTATTAGCGGAACTGTTAATAGTTCTAGTTTATGGATGCTTACTTCTAGTATAACTACAATTGGAACTGATAGCTTTACTTTTTCATCAACAGATCGTAATCCTTTTACTTCAATACTTGGTACTACTAATCAAATTACTGTTACTTTTGCAAACGGGGTTGCTACTATATCTTTACCAAGTAATATTGTCACTCCAGGAACATTATCAACGACAGGAGATTTAACAGTTAATTCCACTGGTAAATTTAAAATTGCAGTAGGTACTACTGCTGAGCGTCCAGCTTCTCCTGTTGTTGGTGATATGAGATTAAATACTAGTTTGTAAATGGCTAAACTAGAGATTTTTGATGGCACTAATTGGATTACTCTTGGCGATCAAACTATATCATTACCTTTAGATCTTTATACTTCCAGTCTAAGTGATGGTATTACAATATATAATTCTAATAATTCTGCGACTTCTACTGGTTTTTGGGCATATAATCAAAATACAGATAATGGGGTACAATTTGGACTTAATAGTTCTACTTCAGAGGGATATGTTTGGGCTAGTTCAGATTTGAGTTTAAAGTTTGGAACAAATGGTATAATGAGAATGAAGATTAATAGTAATGGTTCTATTAATTGTCAGTCCAACGATATTTTAACTACCGGCAATATCAACGCTCAAACCGGAACATTAAAAGCTAATAATCTTTCCTCGCATAATAGTAGTAATATAAATGTTCTTACTAATTTAGATCTTAATAATAATATTTTAACTACTCTTGGAATTATAAAAACTAATACATTAACAACACCTAGCGGAGGTGCTTTAGGTGTTTCTTGTGCAATAAATATGTCAAATTCTCTTTTTGTTAATACTATAGCAACTTATAGCAACAGTAGTATTTCTTGTCATCCTCTTTATATTAATGCAGGGTACTTTGCTTATAATGGTAATTATGGTTATTTAAATCCCTCTGGAAACACTGGTATAGCATCTGGAAATAATTTATATAGTATAAATGCTACGTATAGGGTAAAAGCCAGTGAGTTTAATGCTGTTTCGTCAATAAAGAAAAAACGAATTTTATCTCAAGGAGTAGAAATAGAAAAAGAGGTTGTTGATATTTTAAAAAAAACAGAATTTTTTAAATATCAATATATAGATCAAATAGCTGAAAAAGGTATTAGATATGGAATTATTGCTGAGGAATTAGCTAAGACTTTACCTGATTATGTAGACTACGATAATATGGAATATATAACTAATATTATGCAAGTAGGAAAATTAACACAAATAGCAGGGGAGACAAACAACTATAAATATATTTTAAAATTAAAAAATAAAATAGAAATATTCAATGATGTTAAAAAGTTAAAACTTGTAGATGAAAATAATAAAGTAATTGAAGCATTAATTTTAAATATGATTGGAGAAAAAACATTAGAAATAAAAACAGAAAAAAAATTATCAAAAAAAGTTTTTGTTTATGGAACATATGAACAATGCCCGTCTGTAGCTTCAAAAGTAACAGAACTTGCTTTGATAGCATTTAAAAATTTATTAACAAGAGTAGAAATATTAGAAAAGAGGATTTATGAGTGAAACAAAAAAAATAATATTGACTAATGATGTTTTACCAATCAATTATGAAGGGCAAAAATGGTTAAATTGGTTTGTTTCAGATAGTCAAATTCTACAAAATTTATGTTATCAAATTTTCCGAGGTAGTTTGATAGAAACTGATCAATCATTTGTTAATTTATTATCAGCGGCAAATTCTGCTATCACAGAATTGACCGAAGATATAACAAAACTTAAAGAATTCTTAGATTCTTATGTTCCAACAAATAATAATTGATTAAAAAAATAATTAATTTATAATAACAATTAAAATTAACCCTTACGAGTAAATTTATGAATGAAAATCATAATCCAATAGAAATTATCCAACTTTTACCTAAACTTGTACAAGCTTTATATAGTGATGGAGTACTATTTTATTCAGGTGAAGCAACTATTGCGACTGAAAGCAGAAAAGCTACCTTACAAAACGATATAAATCTTATTAAAGAACAACTAGCTCATTTAGAGAAAATATTAGGTTAAATTTATGGAACAGGAAAACAAGATAGAGAGTTTAATAGAAATATCAAAAGTTTGTGAATTAAATGAACTAATAACTAATTTTTCAGTTATTAATGATTTTATTAAACAATCAGTAATGTATATTTCAATTAAAAAAGGTAAAAAAGAAGAAGTATCTCTAGAAGAAATTAATATTTTTACTGAAAAAGTTGGTAAAATAAAATCTATTATTGATAAAATAATTAGTTATTAATGATTTTTACAAATAATATTAAAAATAATTTTGAATCAATATCTAATACAAAAACAGTTTTAATAAGCGTTGAAAAGCAAACAATTATAACTTCTTTGCGGTGTACGAACATAACAGATAGTAATATTCGTATAACTGTTGAAGATATAAGATTATTAAAAAGCCCTATAGAAAAAGGATATATCTGTTATAATTTATTATTAACCCCTAATCAGACAACGGATTTATTAATGGTAACTAAAGGTAATAGTTCTGAAATTTCAGAACATGTATTATTAGATGGTGATAATCTTATTTGTTATAGTGGGTCTTATGGTGAAGTTTTTTCTTGTATATTAACCGGTTATGAGTTGTTGGAAACATGAACAAAAGACAGATTTTAGATGATTCAAAAGAATTATTCAGATATCTAGCAGATTCTCAAATAAGAAAAAACTGGCTTGAAAATGATATTATAAATAATAACTATTACTATAATAAACAATGGAATAATTATAAGGATAAAATAGGTTTAGAACAAATTGGTTGTGATCCTATAACTGTTAATAGAATTAAACCTATTATTGATAGATATTTAAGTATCTTAATAAAAAGCGGAAAAAGAGTTGGTTTTTTACCGGTAACTAATTCACAATATCATTTTAATTTAGCCAATTACATAAAAAATTGGGCTTTTAATGTTCAAAGTCAAAATAGTCATAGTTTTGCATCAAGTTTAAAATGTCAATCAGCTTTATCTAGTGGTATTGGGTGGTCTCATTTTTATTATGAAAATAATAAATTCTGGTATGAATGGGTAAACAGTAGAGAAATGTTTTTTGATCCTGATGATTTAAGCCCAAGACTTGAGAATCAAAATGTTATAGCTAGAAGTTATTTTATAAATGTTGTTAAGCTAAAAAATTTATATCCTAAATATGCTACAGAATTTGAAAATATGGTAGCTAATAGTAAAAATAATCAATATATATCTGTAGAAGATTATACTACAATACCGGCAGATATTTGGGTAAATGGTAAATCTATAAGAGTTGTTGAACTATATGAAAAAAAATCAGACAAATATTTTGAATCAACATGTGATATACCGGTAACTGATAACAATAATAGGCAAATAGATAATACCTATAAAGAATTTGACGATACTATATTTACTACTTTTAATGAAGATTTAGTTAATCAAAAATCAACAGGTAAAGTTGATGTAAAAACAGGTACTAGAATTTACAAAACTGTATTTTGTAATGATATATTGCTCTATCATGGAGCTATAGCTGAACAAATTCCTAATCAGACATTTTTTCCATATGTACCAATGGTATATTCAAGAAATATGAATGGTGATTTTATAGGAAGTACAAATTACATGATAGAACTACAAAATTTGTGGAATGTTGAAATTTCAAAATTATTTCATTATGCTAATTCCAAACTTACAATGTGTAATCCTAAAGCAAGTAGTATGGATTACGAACAATTTGTAAAAATGTATAATATAGAATCAAAAAAGAAACGTGGTTTTATACAAGTAGATCCAAAAGATATTACTGTAGTTGATAACAGTAATGATATAAAAGGAATACTTAGCTCACTTGATATGCTAAATAGGGAGTTTCAAAACTTATCTGGTTTATTTGATGATTTTGCAGGTAAACCAACTAACGCTGAAAGTGGTGTTGCTATACAAAATAGAATAAATACAACTTTAAATGCACAAAATCCTTTAGTACTTGCTTATGAATATATGCTTACCTCAGAGGGAAGAATAATGCTTGATACTTTAAAAGGTATTGAGAATTTTAAACAAGTAATATCATTTTATAATGAGGGAAAACAAGATAGTGCAGTGATAGATAGTAACATATCATTACTTAATTTTGAAGTTTATCCAACAACTTCACCTAATTTTAGTTCCAGTATTGAAGAAGAAAAAGAAATATTTAATACTATTTTAGGTAGTGGACTTGCTGACATGTTATTATCATCACCTTATTTCCTACAACAAGAGGGTATAGGTGAGGTATCAAGTTATAAACTAGCTGCTGAATATAAAAGGGTTGTAGTTGAAAAAATGCAATTACAACAAGGAATATTACCAAATACAGATGAAAATAAAGAGGTTTAAATAATGTCAGAAGATATTTTAGATAAAATTTTAGAAGAAAAAGAAACTAAACTTAAAGAACAACCTGTTTCTGAAAAAGAAGTTTTAATTAGTGATAAACAAGATGTCAAAGAAGAAGTAAAAGAGCCAGTAAAAGAACCAGTTAAAGAGCCAGTTAAAGAGTATGTTGAAGAAAGTGTTAGACAAGTAGAAGATTTGGAAAAAGAATTAAACAGTGTAAAAAAAGCTTTAAATGACACTAAAAGGAGTTATCAGACAGCAAATCAAAAAGTGGTTTTAAGCAATAAAAAGTTCAAATCTACTTTAGAAGAATTGAAAAATACTATACTAGACCCTGACAATTCATATTTAGATGAAGATGAATTTAAAACAGCTGTTAACAAACTTTCATCTATTTTTGAATTTAAAGATGAAGAGTTAGAAGAAAAAGAGGAAGTTGTAAAAACTGATAGTAAGTCAAAAACAATTCTTGATAAATTAGAAACCGAGTTTGAAAATTATAAAAAGTATAACAAATCAGATAAAGAATTGGATGTTAATTATAAAGCTTTTTATGATTCAGTTCATTTATTAAGTATTGATGAAAAACAGAATTTATTGGAATATCTAGAGGAAGCATCACCTACTGATGCTGTGCAGAAAATAATAATGCTTGGTCAAGATTATAGAAATCTTTTTGAAAAAGGATTAAAAAAACATAAAAATATATTTAATTATGTCAGCAATTTACATGATGAAATATCAAAACTTAATGAAGAAATTAATAAATATAAACTAAGTGTTGACAATAGTTTTGATAAAAGTGATAATAAACAAATAAAATACAGATCATCACCTATTGATTATAACAAAAAACAAGGTGTTGATTTATTAAGTTATCTTATGGATAAATAATATTAATTGTTAGACATAAACAGCTAAATCTAAAAGCGTGAAAACTTACTTTTAATTTAAATTGTTTATTTACCTATTAAATTAATTATAAATTTTAATCAATTTAATTAAAAGGTAATAAAATGATATTTGATTTTAGTACAAGTAAAGATCAATCAAAATTTTTAAATAATATTATACAGCCATTTTTGAAAGAGGAAGTAGAAGATAACCCTTTTGCAAAATATATGGGAAAAACAGCTGATAGTATGATAAATATTCAGAAATCAGTAAGTAAAGGTGAGGGTACTACTCTTGTTTTCTCATTATCTCAATACCGAAATGTTAATGAGGTTTATGGTGAAAATACCTTACAAGGTAAAGGAACTTTTGAAACTCCTGTTAATACTACAATGACTCTTGGTAAAACAAGATTTGCTGTAATGGCTAAAGATTTTGATATTGCAGAATATCAAACAAAGTTTCATTTTAATGATGAACTTAATCGTCAAATAAGAAACAAACATTTAGATTTAATAGTACGAAGAATTGTAAATCAATTTGCGTGGTGTTTTGCTCATGGTGAAAAATCTAATCAAGATTGGCTTACTTATGATTATAGACCAAGGTTAAATCAAGCTGATAGTGATTTTAAAACATTTTTTACTAATAGAATTCAATCTTGTGTTATTAATCAATTAGATGGAAATGGTAATGGTATTAACTCTAATAGAGTGTTGTTTGGTGCAGAGCCTTTATCAAACGTTATTGTTGCTGGTCAAACAGTTCAGCAAAGATGTGTAATCGGAGCTCCAGGTGCTAACTCAAATATAGGAACTGCTGATTATACTATCGGTACAAGCGGATATGCTAATATTGATCATATAACTAAACTTAAATATATGGCAAGAATTGGTGGTAGAAAACTTAATATAGATTGTAGGATTGACCCTCTATCAATGTCTAGTTGGAATGGTTCTCAAAATGAAATATATGTTTATTTTATATCACCATCAGTAGAAGCAAGGTTATTAAACGACCCTAGAATTCAATCATTATTATCAAGAGCTTTAATTGAAGACCCAAGACAACCATCTTATTTTAATGGTTCTCACTATGTTGGTAGAATTAAAGGTGTAGATATTGTTACTATTGATGAATTTGAAAATATGAATATAGTTAATGCTGGTGGAGCAGGTGTTGGTTATGGAGTATTTTGTGGAGCAGGTGCTATAGCTAGTGCAATATGTGCTGAACCTAAGTTTACTTACCAAGAAGATGACCATGGTAATCAAAAAGAAATAGGTATAACACTAATAGATGGTTTAAAATCAATTAAATTTCCGTCTAAGCTAAACCCAGCAACTGTTCCTCCATTAGAGTATGGTATGATTCACTCTTGGACTTTAATTTAATAAACAGGTATTAAAATGAATTTAACAATAAAATATTCAATAATAAACTCTCCTAACACTGCTCAAATGCCAGCTGATGCTAGTGCTCAAGGAAACGCTGGAGTTAATTTTATAGGAGCTAGTGTTGATTTGGCAATGGCTATGGCAAACCCAACATCAGGTAACAATACCCATCAAGGATCAATACTTCCTAGCACTAAAAACATAAGTAGCGGTACTTATGTTGATAAAATAGTATCTATATTATTGCCAACATTAGCTGGAACAACATTTAACTATTTATCTGTTACTTTAGATAAAATAGGAATAAATAGTGATATTGTAGGTGTTGAAATTTTAGGTACAAATAGAGATGAGCAAGCAGCTGTTGCAGCTTTTGCTAAAAACGTTTTGTTAGATGCAAATATTGGCTCTTCAGTAAGTAAAAACAGGCTTATTTTATCTATTGCAGCAGTTTTAAATGCTTTAACAAGTTCTACTTTAAATTTAAGAATAACTTATAAAAATTAATTTTAAATGGATGTTACAGAACTTATTGATACTATTTCTCAATTTGCTTTTGGCACACTTGCAACAGAAAGACAACGTAAAGAATATTTACGTTGTCTTAATTTTGCAAACAATGATATTTATTTAAAGTTAAGAAACTATAAAGAATTTTTAATTTATAAAGAGCAGAAAGTTGGTTTAAATGGTATTGAATATTCTTTTGAATTTGATTTTAAAAATAATAGATTGAGGTCGGTTTACAATTATAATGTTAAAATAAGTTCTTTTGATTTACTTACAAACGACACTCTTTCTTTAACAGAAAAACAATATTATATAATACCATCTGAAAATAAAGTAATATTAGGATGTAAGGACTATCCTAAAGATGTTGATGGGGATAATTTTGTTAAAATATTTCAAATACCTAAGTTAAAAACTTTAGTTGAAGTTGTAGATAACTCTGATGTTGAGTCAGATACTGTTATTTACGATGAACTTGTAATGCAAACACTAGTTCTTGGGGCAGTATTTTATATATTTCTTACTACTAATGGTCAGATTACTAAATTATCTACTATTTATACACTATATAAGGAAAAACTAAATGATGTTGTAAACTTCTATACGAGTGTTTAGATGTCAAAAGTAATAAATAACTTTCAAGGACGAGAAAACGCTATTGTATTTAAGGCTGCTAACAATGGTATAAATTCAAATTCAATAGATAATATATCCTATGCTAAATACATTCAAAATATGATTTTGAATGAAGATAATAATTTATCTGTACGAAATGGAACAAAAATAGTAGCAACCCAAGAAGCAGACCCAAATTTTATTTTTAACGATCAATTAAAGTTAATGAATTATATTAACGTTAATGGTAATTCTGAAATTATTACTTATCAGACTTATTTTATAAAAACCCCATATATAGATTTACAAACAAATGTTATTAAAAGTAGATTGGCAGATAATCTAACTCAAATAGCAATTGATATAAGAGCTTTAGATGTAAATCAAAAAGCTATTTTATATAAATATTTTTTTGAAAATGTTTATATTTTTATAGAACAAGAAAGCTATTCTGATAAATGTGAAATATTTGATGTCGAACAAAATAACGACGATATTCTTTTTAAAGTAAATTTGGATATAAGTTTTTTTGATATTCAATTTAATTTGTGGATAGAACGAGCAGGAATATATAAATTTATAGATTCTGATGTTGTTAATAGCTTAATTGTATTAGGATTAGATTTTAATCCTAATGTTATTGTCTCATATATTAATTATCAAAGATATTTGATAATATGTAATGGAGTTGATCCAGTACAATATTATGATGGAAATACTTTAGAAGAATTAAAAAGTGATTATCAAATAACTCAAACCTCTATTACAAAGACTTCAAACAATACTTTATCTTTAGTAGTAGATTTACTTTACGAAGCTGAATTAAGAGAAAACCTAGTTGTTAATAACGTAGTTAAAGTTGTAAGCGGTTTAAAACTGGAAACACCTAACAAAATTACTAATGTGGTTTTCATAGTCACCGATAATGTAAAAATAGATTTGACTTTTGAAGACAATTTTATTTATGAACCAACTAATATTTTATATTTAAAATCAATACCTGCTTTTAGTTACATTAATATTATTAACGATAGGATGTTTGCTTTAGATAGAGGAGGTTCTTTTTACAAGAAATTTAGAAGTCCTGATAAATCAATGTTGGTTTATTATTGTGAAAAAAGAAAATCAATATTTAACTGGTATAATCAGAGAGGAATAATTGAATCCATAAACCTTGCTTCTAATAGCAATAAAATAGATGATTTGCAATGTTTTAACACATACCAAGGACGAATCTTATTTTGGGGTAAAGAATCTGTACAAATATGGACAGGTAATGATCCAACTGTTATTAATGATGGGCAGAATATAGAATTTGGTGATTTCAGATGGCAGAAAACCGAACCTGTTGGAATTTTTAGTAAAAACATGTTTGTTGAATTACCTAATGTTTTTATATTTCTATCAAAATTTGGTATTTGTAGTTTAAAAATAGATGGTTTTAATAATCTAAATATAGATTTGTTTTTTGCTGATAATGTAAATAGTTATATAAGAAAACAACTTGAGAATTTAACTACTGAAAGAGAATACAGAAACCTTAATTGTTTTGTATACCCGTATAGTGGTTTTATAGGTTTTAAGTTTATTCATAATTGTTATATTTACCAATTAAAAGGTCAAGGTTTTTGGACAATATTTACTCAAAACTTTTCAGATAGTAAGACTTTTCTTTATGATTCTGTTTCTAAAAATCTTTATTTAGCTAATAAAGGAAATGTATTAGTATATTGTGATAAGTTAAAATATAAAAATTATATGGATATGGAAAATAATCCTATACCATTTAATTTATATTATAATTGGTTTAATATTACTACTACTTGGTATAATGAAAATATATATTTAAGTTGTCAATCAAGTGAAGATATATTAATTAAAATAAAAGTTTATTTGAATTATGATATGTCTGATTATCAACTAACTGAAATAAAAGTTAATCAAATAGACAGTAAATTTGATATAAGCAGGTTTGATATTGACGAATATTCAAATAATGAAAAAGCTATTTATCCACAGGAAACATTAAGGTTTCATACTGATAGTATTTCTTTAAAAATAAATGGTGTCGCTTATAAAGAGTTTATATTTGATAGTTTATATTTATCAGGTGGTATTAATATAGAGAAAAAAAATAGTAAAAATGCCGATTAAATTATTAAACCAAAATCTTGAATATTTTAAATATTCCAACAATATTATTAAATCAGTAGAAATTGATAGTAGGTTTAACGATATTGTTAACTATTTAAATAATGAGATTATTTACAAATTAAATAATTTAAACGATAATATTATTGTGGGTTCTTTATTACAAACCGATATTAATAGTATTTTAAAAAGTAAAAACGATGTTGGTTATATATGGAAAAAAATAAATAATGATGATTTCATTGATAACACAATAAGTATAAAAAAACTTAATTACAAAAATATAATAAATTCAATTTTTAGAGCTTCTGCAAATGGTGATATAGAGCAGATAAAAAATCAAAGTATGGCAAACCATACAATAGTTTGTACTGCAAATGGGGTTATATTTGATAGAATAAGTAATAATTTTATTGATGGAGTAACTAAAATAACTGGTAATAAAATAGCTTTTAACACAATTGGTAGTTATAATTTATCAAATATTATACCAATTCTTTTAGATAATACTATTATATCAGATTATATTAAAGATAGAGCAATAAGTACTTCTAAAATTGTTGATAATTCATTAAGTCTAAACTCTTTTAACATAAATGCTAGTCAATTACTTATGAATTATATTTGGGGTAATATTATTCCTAAAAATTTTATTAACTTAAACAATATAGGTAATAGAAATAATATTACTGCTAGATGGGATAGAATGTTTATAAATAATTATGCTTTTAATTATATTTTACCGGTAGCTCAATATAAAGGAACGCCGTATACTATTCCTCTTAATAAATTTACTAACTTTTATGTAAAGAATATTATTAAATATTATACTAATAGTGCCGGTATAACTGATTTATCATTAACAGATCCCTCCGGTAAAAAAGTTGGAGCTGAAAAAAGATATATATTATCACCTAATGTATTTAAACCTAATTCTATTAATTCAAACAGACTTATTTGCTGGTTTAATAGGAATAATGATGTTAATAAATGTCATAATATAAATAATATATTGGCTAAAAATACAATAACAGTTGAGCATTTATCACCAGCAATACAGGCAAAACTTGGTTAGATATGATAAGTAACTTTACAAGAGATAACAGTTTTTATCAGTCTTTATCAGAAAGTAACAGTGATGTTACATATAAAGATTTTGATAATGAAATAAATAATCTTGTTGATTATTTAAACAGGAAAATTGTTACTTCAATAAATAATATTGGGGAAAAATCATATAACGGAGTTGTAGATAATGCTAATTACATAATAAAAAATATAGGTAATGGAAAAGTTGTTTTTGATAGTCTAAAAGATATAAATTATCAAAATAATGGTATTAATCTTGTTAAAATAAATAATAATATTAGCTCTTTTTCTCTTCTATTTGTAAATTCTGCGTCTGAAATCATGGTTCATAGTATTAAATATGATAATCTTGGGTTAGGAGGTATTTTTAGTAATTTTGATAAATATTATTTTTATAATTATGCCAGTGGATTGAAAGTAGAGGGTAAAAACTTTTATGACAAAGCAATTTTATCAAATAATATTGATGTAAATACTATAATATCTGATCATATAAACAATGATGGAAAAAATTATCTAGTAAACAATATTAAAGTTGAAAATAGACATATTGTTAATAATAGTGTTAACAATAATAAAATTGCTTATAAAGCAATAACTTATGATAAATTACATCCGGATATAAAAAGATTTAGAGAAGGAATAGATGTTTTTTTAACTTATCAAAACTATTCTATTAATTTTGATAAAATCAAAGATAATAGTTTTGATATGAGGTTGCTTTCAACTAATCTTGATAAATTTGGTAAAGGAATATTACATAAAGCAGTAATTCCTTTAAATTCAGTGACAATATCTAAACCTGATATTTATGCAAATGAAACAATAGATACTTACAAATTATGTATTTATTCCATATCTAATGCTTATCAATTAAATACATATCAAGACCCTCAACCTGATAAAGTTTATGTAAACCCCACATATATTGAAAAACTTAATTTATATAATGCTGTAAGTAAACAATTAATAGATGCTAATAATTATTTAAATCAGTTATATTTATTATGTATTGCAGCTGGTAACTTTATTTCTATAGATAATTTTAATAGAGGAAAAGGACCATCCGGAGAAGATTTAAGATATTTTTTCATATATTGGGGTTTAAATTACAATATCTTTTTTGAAAGAGCTACAAATTATGATGCTCAATTGAAATACTATAATAATACATATCAGTATTTAATAAATATAAATGCTGATTTACAAAAAATACCGCAAAATATTTACACCCCAGTACCACCTGTTGTTTATCAAAAACTTGAAGCTGTTCCTAACACTAAAGCTTATAAAAAAAATGCAAATCAGTGGAGTATTAAATCAAATCATTTAAAAGATAATACTTTCAACATAATTAATATTCCTGATAGGATTAATTATAATAATGTCACAAGTGAAAAATTCATAAATAAATATGCTCTTGATATAAATCTGCAAAAGAAATTAGGTTTTGTATAATGTTAACAGATTACGTTAGAAACAAAGAAAAATTTAAATCTTTAGCTAAAACAATAAAAAGTTTTAGAACAGCAGATTTATATAGAGAATTTAATGATCTTGGTAATTATATAAATACCTCCTTAAAAACAGAATTTGAAAAAATATTGAACATAAGTCTTAAAATTGAACCTGATAAGTTTCTTATTAATGTAGGTGATGGTAACATTAATTGGGTAGATATTGTAGATATTGTAGACGATAATTCCATACCTCTTAATAAATTGCAGAAAATACCTAATAATTCCGTATTATGTACTGATGATTCTGGTAATGTAATACCTATAACGTGTAATATTGATTATGGCATTTTATTTGGTAGATATCAAAATACTCATATTTGGCGTAAATTATTAAATGAAGATATTGAAGATCATACAATAACAGGTGATAAAATAGATAAATTAAACCAATTAAATATTGATGATAGTTTAACTAATAGTTTTTTATCGGTGAATATTTTAGAAACAAAACATTTTGAGGATAATAGTATTACATCCGATAAAATAATAGATGGTTCATTAGATAGTACTTTGTTTAATGAACCTGCAAATAATCCCAATACTCCATTTATACCTGTTAAATACGAAAATAATGTAGGGGTTAATAATCTACTTGCATTTATTCCGGGATTTTTACAACCAAGTAAAATTATGGATAGCACTATTTATCCAATTTATAACCCACAATTATTTTCTCTTAGAGAATATTCAGACAATCAGGTTTATTTATTTAAAAACCTTGATGTCGGTTATGAATTTCCAGAAGATAAAACCTTAAATGTAGCTGAAATATTGGAATCATTTAACATTATCCCAGAATGCCTTGAAGATGATCATCTAATACCTTATCAAGATATAGGTGATTGGAATAATATACCCTGGTATGATAATTACAACGAACCACGTTATTTTCAACAAGGTTATATAGCTCCTAATGATACTTGTAGAGTTGAGGGTAGGTGTATTCCTCTTGGACAACTAAGATTAAGGCATTTTGACGATGAAGTAAGAACTGCATTAATTGCTAAAGGAGTTAGCGATAATGATTAAAGTTTACTTTAAAAAAGGTATAATAAATATATTGTTATACAATAACGGCAATATAACAGGGATTATAAGAGTATTTAAGAGAACCGATAAACAAGGAGTGCTTGATTTGTTTATACGCTCTAAATACCGCTGTAAGTGGCTTAATAAGGATTTGTATTTTAATCTTAAAAGCAAGTTTATTGATATATGCTTTAAAGTAGGTTATGATGTAGTTATTACAAAGCTTAACAACATCAAGAGTTTAAGGTTACTTAATCATTTTGGATTTATGAAGTATAATGAAAAATATTATTATTTAGGTATTTGCTAATGGGAGGATTTTTTGGCGGTGATGACGATGAAGCTCCACCGATAAATTTTACACCTTATACACCTATTGATGCTACTAAAAACAACCCTCCTATTAATTATATGAGGATGTTTGATGCAGTAAGCGGGCAGGAATTTGTATTTAAGAAGTCACCTAAAGGTGATCGTTATCTGCAACTTAAAAATCTTATACAACAAAAAAAAGATGAGTATAACAAAACTAGTTCTAATACTAATTTTGGCAATTTGAGATCAAATAAAGATATTATGGGAAGATTGCAATCCGAAATATCTAATTTGGAAAATGAAGCATCAAATTTGGAAAATTCTGCCGGTGATACAGAAATTCAAATAAATGATCTATCAGGCAGAGTTCCTTTAGATGCTCCTTTTGAGTCAGTTCTTCCTGAAATAGCTAGTTTACCTAATGTTAATTTGAATTTACCAGAAATTAGAGATTTACTACCTTTTGAAATGCGTTATGCAGCCGCCGTTAGTGATGTAAGTAATAGACTTAGGGATTTACAGGATACTATAACAGGACTTGAAGTATCCGATCCTATGACAATTGAGAGATATGGTCCAATGATAAGGGCTTTCAAGGATGCAAATAAACTTGCTATGGATAGAGGTTTTGATATTAGATACAACGGATTAGATGCTAAACTAAGGGAAATGGGTTTAAATAACTCAACAACTGCTCTTGGAACTATGATTAGTTTGCAAAAACAGAAAGTAGATACTGAGATAGAAAATAACCTTAAAGAATATGCCTTTGCAAATAATCTGAAACAGCAATCAATAGACAATTTAATTAAGTCCGGTAGTACTTTAGCACAAGAGGGGGATTTAAGGTATAAACAATTTGCACAGGATAGCGATAATCAGCTTAAAATAAGACAACAGGACTTAGGTGTTGAGGAATTAGAGCAACAAAGAGCTAACGCTATACTAAATGCACAAGTAGCAGAAAGACAGCAGGATTTAGCAACAGAGGGGTTAAAACTTGATAAAGGTAAAGCAGAAAGGCAGTCAGAGCTTGCTAGACGTGAACTTACCCTTAACATGCTTGTTAATAGAGACCCAAGTAAAATGGGGCTTAATTTTATTGCTAATAATAACACCAACGCTATTAATGCTGTTGGAGTAACTAATGATGCTATGTATAAACAACAATCTAACGAGCTGCAAGCATCCGGATTAGAGCAGGAAAGATTTAAGAATGAACAAGCTGCTAAGAGCGATCCATTTGGAACTATATTAAGTACTGGGGTTGGTACACTTGTTGGAGGAATAGGTGGTGGATTAGGTAGCACTATAGGTGAAAAGTGGGCAGGAGTAGATGTTAAGAATAAATATAACAAAAAATAAATTATATGAGTAAAGACTATTCTGACATACTTAATCGTAAAACTACTATGGATAAAGTAGGTGATGCTTTTACCGATCAAGCTAATTCCATGAGACCTATGAATGTCGGTCAAAGACGTGAACAAGCATTAATGAGAGGACTCGGTGCTGGTTTTGGACTTAATCCTGCACGAGAAGCCAAACTTGCCGAACTTGAGAGTATGTCAAAGGAACTCTCAATGAATAAATATGCTCTTGAAATGCAATCCGGTAAAAACGCTAAAATAAAAGCCGATAATGAGAATTTCTTTTTGAGCAATAGAAACGATCTAGCAACATTAAATGATTTCTTACAAAAAGGTGATTTTGAAGCTGTAAATGTCATGGCACCTACCTTACTTGAGAATTACAAGAAGATTACAGGTAGGGATATTGGTGAATATTCCTATAGTGCTAATGGGAAAATATACATGGAAGATAAACAAGGTAATGTAAAAGGTCAGTATATAGCTGATATATTACAAGGAGTAATACCTCAAGAAGAACAGATGAACTTTCCTGAACTTCTTACTTACAATTCAAAAACAGCTGTTGCTAATAAGATTGAAGAACAACGCTTAAAAAATGAGCAGATTAGAGCTGCTATTGAGGCAAGTAGAGCTAGTGCAGATTTAAGTAGAGCTAAAGGAATGAAAACTATTAGTGATACAAAAAACCCTCCTATGAATGATCAACAAAAAATATTATTTAAAGCTGATGTTGATAGTAATAAAGAATATATAAAAGATGTTGGTAAAAAAATAATATCAGATAAAGTTCTTGTGAAAACTTTAAATGAAACAGAAGAAATGTTAGTAGAAGCTGCTAAAAAAGGACAGGTTGGAAGTGATTTATTAGCACAAGCAAAAAGAAAATGGGGTAAATATATTACTGGGGATAATAAGGCAATGACTATTGTAGATATGGCTAAAGCTGCATATTTTGCACGTGTTAAAGAAGCTGGTGGTAGTAACCCATCAACAACTGAGTTTTTAACAGCTCTAGAAACAATACCTAATACTGATAAGAATTTACTAGCTTCATTAAATATACTAAGAAAAGATAAAAATAATGCTCTTAATAATATATACAGATTTAATAATATTGAAAAAAATCTAAGAACTAATAATTATCAAGGAAGTCCTTATGATGAAAATGTTGTAAAATTTAATGAAGATGAGTTTAATAACTATGTTAAAGAAAATTCATCTAAAAAAATAATTAAAGTATCAAAAGTTAATAAAAACACAGGTAAAAAGGAATTTATTGAAATACCTTTAGAAGATTATGAAGAAGTTTATAATGATGGATACAGTTTTGTAGGTAAATAATGGAAGAAAAAGAAGATTTTGAAACCCTTAAACAAAGAAAAATACAAAGCGGTGAATGGAGAATCGTAAGTCCAGAAGAGTCTGGTATTTCACCTGAAGAACCTTCTTTTAAAGAAAAAGCAACCAGTTTTGGATATGGTTTTAATAAAGGATTAGGTAAAACTGTTGACAGTGTTGCTGCCGCTGGTAATGCTATTTATGGTGGAATTAGTGGTGGAATGGCTAATTTGACTGAAAATCTAGGTATGGAAGAAACCTCAAAAGATTTTAGGTATCAAGCAGATCAAGCCTATAATGATGCTAATGAATTATGGAATGGTAAAGTAGCAGAGCAATACGCTGAAGATAGTTTAAAACCTGATGCTATAGAGAAATATAAAGGAACTGACCAACAATACGTAATAGATAATTATGTATCTGCCGGTCATACAGTAGAATCTTTAGTTGAAATGTCTGCTGCGGGAGGTGTTTTAAAATTAGCTGGTAAAGGTGTTGCAGCACTTGTTAGCAACCCTACTGCTAAAAATTTCTTGGTAAATAATAAAGTTACAAACTTTTTAAATGGTTTGGTAAGTGTTGAGGTTAACCCGGTTAATACTACCGCAGCAGCAGTTGGAGGATACCTTGCTAATAATTTTAGAGAGGAAGATGAAATAGCAAGGGAGCAAGCACCAATAGAAGATACTGCAAGAACTCTTGGTGGTTATATTGCAGGTGATGTATCAGTAAGAGGTGGTTATGGTGTTGTTACTGGTGGGGCTAAATATATATTAAAAACAGCTCTGCCAAAAACCATGTATAATAAAGTAATGGAAAATGTAGCTGAACTTAAAGAACCTTTTGTAGAGGGGTTATACAAATCTTTAGATACTGTTCAAGAAACTGCTGGTAACTGGATAAATGGTTTGGTATTCAAATCAAATACTGAAACCGGTAAATTAACCATGAAAAGATTAAGAGAAATTGAACAAGCATCTAAAGAAGCTATTGAATATGCTTCAACTGACACAGGAATAATGAATAAAACTAACACAAGTTTTGCTGCTTGGTTGTTAAACAAAAAAGGAAATCCTGTTGATATGGAATTTCTTGAAGCAGTAAGTCCAGAACTTGCTAATATGATCAATAATGGTGCGGATAAAAAAACTATTATACAAGAATTATTTAAAAATAAAGACTTAGTAAATGCTTATACACTACAAAAAAATAACAATAAAGCAATAGAACTAGGTTTATATTTACCAGATTATACATTAAAAGAAAAGATATTAAAAAATACAGAACAAAGTACAATTGATTTAGTAAAGAGAAATTTAGATGATTTTACTAAAAATGCTAGCGAACTTACTTATACAAATAAAGTTGAAGATTTAAAAAATCTTTTACCTGAATTTAAAGAAACTTTAAAAAATGAGCGTAATTTAAATCATGATCAATATAGACAAATTCTAAATAGTAATGAGAATAGTATTATTAGTTTAGAAGAATTTTTACCTGAATTAAAACAATTATCAGATGATTTTAAAATATTTTCCCCTACTAATAGAAATGATACTGCTGAAATTTCAGAAATAGAAAAAATATCTGATATTTTTAATAGATTATTTCAATCAGCTTCTTCTGCTGAAAGTAGAAATGTAAATGGAAGAATAGTAAAAAACGCTATTAATCCTATAGAACTTTTAAATAAAAGACAAAGTTTAAATGATATTTCATATAAAGGAAATAGCAATGTAGAAGAGTTGCAAAGAAAAGCTGTATCATTAATTGATAAAATAATTGAAAAAAACACGGATTTGGGTAATTTACCGGAGGAATTTATAACATCATATAGAAAAGCCTTAGATTTTGATTCTAAAGTTTATTTCTCTTTTACCCAAGATGAAATTATTAAAACATTATTACAAGGTGAACCTACTGGATATATATCTAACATAATGAACACCAGTAGAGGTGTTGAACAAGTGAGGAAAGCTTTAAGTAATACTACAGAACAATATAAAAACTTCCATACTAAAGAAGATATTTTAAAACAAAATAAACAATTAGCAGATGACTATTATAAAAAGATAATGTTTGCTTACAGAAGAGGTTTAAATAATAAAAAACCATTATCTGGTGAACGCACCATAGTTGATAAAGATGGTTATGAAATAAATAAATTATATACAAGTACAAGTACAAGTACAAGTACAAGTAATGTTGTTAAGTTTCCAAATAAAAAAGATGTAGAAAAAGCACGTGAATTTAAAAATGCAAGTAATGATCAAGGTTTATATAGTATAGCTAATAAATATAACTTGGATATTGGTGAAAACAGGGAAATAATATCAAAAATAGATGGTAAAGCTAAAGAACTTTTTGATGCTCTAAGACAAATAAAACTTAAAAAACTTATATTAGATGATTTTATAAATTATGAAAAAACCAATAGTAAGTTTGATTTCAACACATTTAAAATACAAAGCAATATTTTAAACAATGAAAATCTAATTAGAAGTTTAGTTAGAGATGAAAAACAAGCTGAATTTATTATAAAAAGACTACCTGTTGTCTTACAAAAAGTTGGTGAAATAACTGACAAAATAAAAATAAATATTAATAGTGATAAAAATATCAAAGGTGTGTTAAGCAAGTTTACAACTAAAGCTGCTGTAGCTGGAGCAGTTGGTAGTACAGTAGGTCTTGGTCCAATAGGAACAATCATTGGAGCTGGTGCTGTAAACTATATTTCCAACACAATTATGAGAGGTGTTGCTAACAGTTTTGATAGACCAGAAACAACAGCTAAATTAATTGGAATAATTGAAAAAGGAAGTGAAACAAATATCTTGAAGTTTTTATTAAAGCAAGGTAATGTTTATTCTTATGATGCTATCAAAAAAGACGTTGGTGGTAGTAAAACCATCTTAAAAGAAAAAGCAATAGATAGTAAAGATTGGTTACTTGAACCACAAGACGCTCCATGGTATGCAAGATGATTAATTTATTATTGTTTTTTACTTTTTTATTATTGTATTGTGTTACTATAAGTTTCATATTTACAAAAAAAATTGATGTAAAATCAATATATAGAATTTTTTTATAAATTTGATTTTTACTATATGTAGTGAAGACTATAAAAAATTCAAATATATAAGTTATAAATATTATTACTATAAAATAAAAAATGAACATCTTTTACAAGATAATAAAGCATATAAAATCTTGGAATCTAATACAAGTGAATCTTGTACTTGTAAATGTTCTACTCCTGATGATGCTAACAGCAGCAAACGACCTTGATCATTTTGTAAAGGTATTTGGACAGTTATCACTATCACTTGTAACCTTATTACAAACTGTTCATGGCATAGGTGGATCATCTGACGGAACTGACTTAGGTAATATAGATGTTTGAGTTTGTAAAAACAACTCTTACAAACAAAAACTTCTGGATAGGATTTATTACTTGTTTTGTATTATTCTCCCATTACATATTTGGCAATGATAATGCACTTGAGCAACTTGGTGAACTTATTACACAAATAATCACAGGACTAAAACTTGATTTCTCACCACAATCGTGAAAACTTCCCAAAAAGGACTTACTTTAATCAAGAAATTTGAGGGTTTTGGCGATAAGGAATACATCTGTCCTGCCGGTAAACCCACTATAGGCTATGGGCATGTAATACTACCATCTGAACATTTTTCATCATCTATTACAAAAGAAGAAGCAGAAATTTTGCTTAAAAAAGACTTACAATCACGTGAGAAGTCATTAAACATATTTGTTAAGGTAAATATCAATCAAAATCAATTTGACGCTCTAATAAGCCTTATATACAATATAGGTGTTGAAAACTTTAAACAATCAACGTTACTTAAGTTTATTAATAATAAATTATTTGATAAAATACCTGATCAGTTCAGACGTTGGAAATATATTAATAAAGTAGTATCAAAAGTGTTGCTTGCTAGACGTGAAGAAGAGATAAAACTATGGTTAACTTAAATAAGGAAAAATATGAAAAGATTGGAAATTTTAGCTCAACATTTGGTTGATTCTGTAGCAAAAAATGATTTTGATAAAGTGAAAGAATTAACCAATGTTTTAAAAGATAATGTTAATTTAACTGTTCAATACGGGAATAAACCGGAAAGAGATGCTTTAACCGAAGCTGTACATAATGGAAATATAAAAATTGTAAATTATATTGTTAATAATTATGGTAATGTTAACAATCATATTGAAGACGGAAAATATAACGCATTAACAGAAGCAATATCACATAAAAATAAATATCTATTAAATGTATTATTAAAAAAGGCTAACAATTATACAAAACAAAGAACTTTAGATTATGCTATAGAAGATAAAGAATTTGAAATGGCGGAAATAGTATCTAATTGTATTGTAAATGACCATCAAAAATTATTTGATGTAATAGATCAGATAAATATTTGTGGTGATAGCGATTGATATGTTTGCTTTAACTTATTTAAAAGAAATTATATTTGGTATTGTGGGATTATTTACACTTTACCTTTTTAATAGAAATAAAACCCTAAAGGCAGAAAAAGAAACATTAGAACAAAGTACAATAACTAAAAATAAAATAATAGATGTACAAAATAAAGTTATGGAAGCTACAACAAGTGTTACACACACTAATATTGTCGATTCTATTGATAGGTTGTCAGACACAAACAAGAAATAGTATATCGACACTCAATCTTCCACCTTTGCCGTTAATGTCGCAAGAAGCTACAAATGAGTTTAAAAAACTTTGTGTACCTTACAATAAATGTGATAATTTAAATAACTGGTTAAATGAATTATATTTATTTAAAATAAAATATGACATTTATCGTATTGAAATTTCCAAATAAATGTGATATATTCCTAGTCGCACATAAAAGGTTTTCATACAACCTCTCTTTTTTTATTGTTGGTAAAAAAGAACTAATTATTGGGTTAAAAACCAATAATTAGTTCTTTTTTATTATTAAAAACATTAACAAAATTGATAAAAAAGATATAACCCCTGTGCAAATAAAAACATTGAAAAAAGACTGTTGTATATAATAACCACTTATAGACGAAGAGATTAGATTACCAAAAGAACCAATTATAGCAAGTAGTCCAATTGCTGTTCCACTCAGTTTTTTTGGAACTTTTTTACTTACTAAATATGAAAAAACTATTTGAGCACCTACTCTTTGTATTCCCCAAAAAATAAGTCCTAAACAAGCAAAAACCCAAGGAAATATGTTTATACAATAAAAAACAATGTTAAACATCATTAGGGATAATAAAGTTAAAAACAAAACTAAGTTTTTATAACCTTTATCTATTAAAAACCCCAAAACAGGTGAAACTATAAACATTGATATATTAAAAAAAGATATAGTAGAAAGATAAAACCACTCTGGAAAACCTTGTTGTTTTAAAAACATCATTAAAACACTATCGTTAAAACGAGCTAAAAAGAAAACAAAAGATATAAAATAAATCGGGTATAAATCTATTAATAATTTTTTTACACTTTTATAATCAAAATAATTATTTTTTTGATTATCAGGGCTTTTTATATAAAAAGATATTGTTGCAGCAAAAAAAGTAATAAAACAAGTAAAAAATATTATTAAAAACACATTTTCTTTTAATTCTATCCAAAAAGTAGACATACTTATTATAAATGTTCCAACCACACAACCAAGTGTTTTAGTACAACTCAACACACTCAACGATAAACCTTTTCTTTTTGCATTTATAATTATATAAGCGTCTCTAGGGGTTGCAAAAGCACCATTGGCAAACCTTTCAAGTATTTTTGAAGCAAAAACAGAATATTTATTTAAAAATAAAAATAAAATTAATTTTGAACAAAAAGCTGTTCCTACAGAAACAATAAACAAATATTTTTTATTTTTTATACGATCAAACAAACTTCCACTTACTAATTTCATAATATTTGAAATAAACTCTGTAGTACCCTCAATTATCCCCAATAAAAATAAAGATACTCCTAGTGATTCAGTACTAATAATAGGTAACAAAGTCATACCTATAGATGTTGATACAGCAAGTAAAAAATTTATTAAAAACAGTTTTTTCATATTTTCTTTTTTAATACCTCATATATCATTTCAGAAGTAGTGTTTTTATTATCAAGTATTTTCATAACTTGTTCATCTTTGCATTTATTTGCAACTATATGATAAATAAGAACAGGTTTAGTTTGACCTTGTCTATGAAGCCTTGCATTGAATTGTAAATAATGCTCTAAATCAGGAGTAATACCAAACCACACAATAATTCTACCGCCATATTGTAAATTAAGCCCTTTAGCTGTTCCACATTGACAAAGTAATAATTTTATTTCTCCTTTATTCCATCTGTTTTGGACTTCTATTGTGTTATTTCCGTTTAAAGTAACAGCAGTTGGTATAGCTAATTTTATCTTTTCCTCGTCACATCTAAACTTATAAGCAACTAATATGTTTTCATCCGGATAAAGCTCTACAAACTCTTTTAAGCACTCTATTTTATTATTATGGATGATTGTATATGATCCGTCATTTTTACTGCTATAAACAGCTCCATTGCAGTATTGGAGTAATTTAGAATACAATACTGCTGCATTAACCGCCGTTATTTCACCATTGTTAATTTGTAAGTAATATTCTTTCTCAAATTTCTTGTATAATCCGTAATTATCTATATCAACTTTTAATTCATTAAATATTTTATCCGGTAATTCAAGATAATCTTCTGCTTTCATTGAGATAGTAATATCCTTTATTTTATCTAGTATGGTATTTGGATAGAGGCAGATATATTTACGTTTATGTTCATCATAAGTAAAATACTGATTTCTATAATGAGTTATGTATTTTCCAAGTCTCTGTCCTTTATCAAGTAAATATATCTGACTCCATAAGTCCATAAACCCATTAGGATATGGTGTGCCAGTAAGAAGTACCATATAAAGCGATGTAAAATGTCTTAATGCTTTAAAACGATTGGAACTATGGGATTTAAAACCAGTACTTTCATCTACAATAATAAACCCATATTTTTTAAATCCTTTATGAAACATCCAAGGTACGTTTTCCTGATTGATGATATAAACATCAGCTTCAGATTGCAGAGCAGCTAACCTTTGTTTTTCACTACCTATTGCAAGAGAGTATTTCAAGTCTTTTGTATGTTCCCACTTGGATAATTCATTTATCCAAGTAGACTTAGCTACATTTAGCGGAGCTATGATAAGACATTTTTTAACTTCCTTATTTAACACTTTATTAAAAGCCGTTATTGATGCAATTGTTTTACCAAGCCCCATTTCTTGGGTAACAAATATTCTTTTTGTTTTGAGGATATTATTAACTACTTCCTGTTGATAATGGTAAAGGTTTGACTCATTCAACATCACTTACGCTATGTACAAAAGTTTTACGTTTCTCTATATCATGAGCAACTTCAAACTTAACCTCATAATTTTTATGCCTTTCTGTTATGCCGTATTTTTCAGCAATAAGATTATTAAAGAAATAATCTCTACCTGTCTCATTACAGGTAATAAAACCATAACCTTTATGTTCTTGGTAGAATTTGATCTTACCTATGTGTTTTGTGTATTTAAAATTCATTTATTTACTCATATATTCTATTAATATTTCCATAGCTAATTCCTCATTATTAACTACGAATACTGATTGTTTTCTTGCTCTTAACTCCGATATTTTCTTCTCTTGTAATTTGCTTAACTTACCTTTTTTGGATTTGAACTCAACAAAAAACAATTTACCGCTTTCACTTATAAAAATCCTGTCCGGTACACCTCTATTACTAGGTGAGGCATATTTATCTGCTATATAACCAAGCTTTTTAGCTTTAATTACTATCTTTTTTTCTAAATCTTTTTCTAACACTTTGTGTTTTCCATTTAATATAAGGTATTATCTGATAATCAAATATTCTTTCCATCTCACAAATTATTGCATGTATTAACATAAAAACACCTACTAAACTACCAATAATAATTATAAGGGGTGAAAATAGTATCAATAACAACCAAGCTAAAATTTTAATCATTTAAACTAACTCCTATTGTTTTTAATGTTTTTACTGTTTCCTGATAATATCTTGAATAATCAATATTAATCATCTCATTATCCAAGTTCATTATTGGATATGCACCATTTGCGTCAGGTACTTTATGTCCTTTCATATTTAGAATATAATCCCCGTCAGTTCTATAATACCAACGAACAACTTTACCTAAATATTCATCTCTAAACTTAGCACCAAACTTTGTTTTCTTGGTTAAGATATAATCTTCTTTTGCTCCGTTTCTAATAGTATTTTCTATAGGATATTCGTTTGTAAGGTAATTCTTAACAGCTTTCTTTACTATTCCAAGATGTGCATTCCTTGATAAATCATTCATATTTAAAAACCCTTTAGTCTTAACTCCTAAGTCAGACTTTATTGCCAAATAGTTATTAACATCTCTTATGTAAATTCTATCATAATGTGTTTTTTCCAATTCAAAACCTGTTAAAAACTCCCATGTTTCCAATACCTCGTTAAACTTATTAGTATAATTTATTTTCCCTCTTACTGTAAGTCCATCAGTATTACCCGATATTATTTCAAACCCGTGTTTTTCCAATTCTTCAATAAGCATTAATAAACATAATTGACCTGTTATAGTAGTCTGAATCATCTTCTCTAAATCGTACAAAATACTCTTTTTATAACCAAGTCTACCATAAGTACCATTAAGTATAATCTTGTAAAACTTACTAGGCGTACTTGTTTTATCCTTTATTTGTAGACGTCTATCTCTCAAGGATTTGTATAATTCTAGAAATTCCCTGCCTATATTACTTGGATATATCCCATTGTTTATAATTATACTTGGATAATATGAAGTAACATCAACATCTATCAAAAACTGATCATCATTTGTATATACAGCTATACTTTCTTCTTTTGAATGAAGCCCACCAATTCCAATAGTAAAACTATTTGTCTTGGTTTTTATTTCTCTACCAACAAAACTAACATCTTTCTTCAAATTGGTTTTATCGGTAAACTCAAAACCTGTTATTTCACCTAAAATATTATTAATATTTTCATTATCATAATATAAATAATGAGGCGGTTTGTATTTAAAACTTAATGGTTTTTCTTTTGGAATAACACTATCTGCAAACTTATTTTTAAAATAAATTTCGGCAATATCCGCATCTGATTTACTTCTACAATCAACCCCTAGTTCTTTTCCTATTTCCCATCTAAGCTTTAATTCATTCTGTATTTGCAAATACAAATCTCTTGTAATATCAACGTCATTAATACAATAAGCTTTAAGTATATTTTTCTCCTCTCTTGTAAGCACACTTGCTGGATCGTAAGGTAAATCCTGCAATTTTCTAGTATGAATCCTTGCACCATACATTTTAAGTGAACACTTACTAGGCAACACTCTAATTATATCAATGTGATTCCACTTGCGAGGTGTCCATAAGAAATTATTACTAATAATATCAAAACTATTATCAGAAAGTATCAACTCATCAGATAATCTTTTTAACTGATCATTAGTAGGTTTATCATTTTCCTTAATAAATCTCATTATCATAGGAATATCATAAAACCTTGAATTAAATCCTATTGTAAGATCACGTGATAATATATTAACAAGCTTATTTTTATCAAAACATGTTTCTTGGTCGTACTCAAACTCCAATAACTGACCATCTAAGGATTTGAGTACGATAAGAAAATAGTTAGGATAACACTCGATATCCAAAAACCATTTCATTTTATTAATATGTTAAAACAAATCTACTTCGTTTTCTGCTGTGTTTTCTGGTTCTACATCATCAGTAAGTAATGCAAACTTGTCTGTTGCGTCTTCCGGAACACCGCTTGTTATAATAGGAGCTTCGTGTCTAATATGTTTAACATGGTTTAATTGACAACTAAGTAGAGTAGGTCTATCTTTAGGTACAGCTCTAAAAACAACTGATGCGTGTACAATATCACCTGCTTTTACTAGTTCTTCATCGTGTACTTTTTGATTATCTATATCTGTAACGTTAGGTTTATCGTATGATTTTGCACTTAGTTTAAAATAATCACGTAATTTTTCTTTACTACTGTCAGCATCGGCAACAATAGCCATGTCTTCAAATATTGAATACTTATTATCAGCATAAGCCATTTTGTTTTCTTTACAAAGATTTTTTAACCCAGCTGTTATTTCTGCTATTTTTTCAGCATGTTTTGTTTTGTGTAATAAAAAATTACAACCATATTTTCTTTTTGCTTCTTCTGTTGGAAATTTAGGATTATTAATTTTCCTAAATAATGATGGATAACTAATTTTTACATTAGCTAATATTACTTTTAAATCTTTATTTTCGTTAGTCATAATATTACCTTTTTAATTTATATCTTTTAATTCGTCTTCTGCTGCTATGATAATTTTACCTAAATACTCTTTCTCGGTTAATTTATCTACTTGCTCTTTACCTAATAATTTTTCAGCCTGTCCTATTCCGATAATAGTTTTCTTGATATTATAAGCTTTATCACCTAACATATTAAATAACTCATTTTCAGCATCATATACCCACTTTCTATTTGAATATTTGTCTACTAGAGAATATCCGTTAATGTGTCCGCCGTTTTCAAGAATACCTTTAGCGTGATCTTCCAAACCCATAATATATAACAATATTAACTCCTTTTTGTCAAGAAAATCTTTTATCTCATCAGTTGTTAAGGTATACTTATCCTTAACAACAATATTAGTAGATAGTGGTTTACAAATAGACTTTGCACGGCAGAATTTACAGGCTTTTACGCTAGGATTAAATTCAGGTTCTAATTTTTTACATTTACTTACAACGTTTTTATAAAAATTATCACTGATAATCCATTTGTACTTTTCCTCTTCATCCAAACTCCAACAGCTATTTGAAAATGTTGGTTGGAATATATGGAGGTGTATGTCATAATCCTTTATAGTATGATAATTACTTTTTATATAACCTTTAGCATAATTTAATAGCTGATAGTTCATATAAGCGTCAACCTTTACACCATAACCGAACTTGAAATCAATTACGTGTACTTGATGTCTATCATCAAAATTATTGCCTGTAATAATACAATCAACTGTTCCTGCTTCATTATCACCTAAATATTCCAAAGCAAACTTTTTATCTAAAATTACATCTACATCAAATAATTGTTTTTTAATTTCAACAAAAGACTTAAAACAATCAACAATAAGATGTTTATTGATATTTTCACTATGTTTTACATTTTCCAAATAATGTAAATATGCGTCCAATACTGGTTTATCATTTTGTATTCTTAAATACTCCCGTATATCAATAGTAACTAGTTCGTGCAATAAAGTACCCTCATCAGCGTATTTGCTCTTAGTAGGAGGTATATCTTTTTCCATCATATAGGATGCTGGACATAAAAACCTACGTTCAAAAGAACTAGGTGAGAAATCACTATGTTTTTTCATTTTAAATTACCTAAATATCTATACATAACCATATCGCCAAGATAGTAACAACCACTGCAAATAATTATTATTGTAATCAGGTTTATAAAAGTATCAGTTCTCTTACTAATTTCATAAATAACAAGATAGAATATAGTTATTCCAAAACCTATTATAAACTTAATCATTCTACTACCTCCCAATCGTCTGATAAAACATCCGCAAAACTAAACCATAAATCATCTAAATCTAATTTATAAAAATTATCATCACTACCATCATTAAAACGAATATTACCAAGTTCGTTTTTGTAAGTAATAACACCTTGTTTTACTACCAATTTAGGATTTTCTTTTAACTTATTAAACACATCAACTATATTCATTTTCTTACCTATCTTTCACTATATCAAACAATTTATTAACTCTTGATTCCAACTCAAATTCTGACAAATCAGGATTATTTTCAAGCACAATTTCAACTAGATAAAGTTTTGTATCGTTATAATGTCTGTCATTAACAGTCTTGAGTATGAAGAATAAAGCCACTGATAAAAATAGTAGTGTCCATTCATTAAATATTTTCACTTCACACCTCTTGTTTTCAAATATTCATCTATTTTCCTGTTCTCTTTTCTTAAAGACTCACTGACATAGCTACTTAGTTTATCATAAACACCATCGTAGGTTTCCCCACGTTCATAAACTACATTGTCCTCAAGTTCTATCTCAACAGTTATATTCTCATAATTGCCCAGATTTCTAATAAGCTTCTTTCTGTATTTCACTATCATTTATTTGCACCTCTTTTCTTAATGATATTAACCTAAATTTACCCTCTCTTTTTAGATATGGATAATTTTTTAATCTTAAAAATGTTGCTAAATCATTTTTCAATTTTTTACTTATCTGATTTGTTGTATAACCAAGTTTTTGTAATATATCCTTACAGCTATATAAAGGAGCTTTATAATCAATATCTTTACCAAACTCTTCAAAAAACAAATCCTCCATAACATCGTTCATAAAAAACTGACTGTTTAATTCCTTTTGAATTTCCCTATCTTTACTATTTAAATCAAAATTAACCCATCCATCTTTATCTTCATAAATTTGTCTGTAAAGCATAAGCATATCTATTTTATGTCTTCCGTTACAAAGTATGGATAATCCTTTTTCATCCTTATAATCATCGTCCAAAGGGATAATCATAAATCTATTAGAACCAGTATTATCCTTTAGAAAGTAAAAGTCGTTAGTTGTTGCTATAAAACTTGTCGTTCTCTCAAAGTCCACAGGAAAAGTTACGTATATCATCTTGAGAGTATCAACAGTTCTGCCGTAAAAAGCCTTGAAAGCGTTTATATCGCTGTGTTTAAACGATTTTTCAAGTTCAGCTAATTCTACAATAAGTTTATTTACCAACCCTAAAGTATGTCTATCGTCATCCGTCTTAAGAGTTGCTCCTATGGATATATATTGTTTTTCAAACTCGTTTGGTAAAAGATTTTTTACCCACGTTGACTTACCACCATCTTGTTTTGATTGCAATACTAAAAGACGTTTAGCTATATTCTTACTCTTATAAGGATACTCGCTACTAAAACAACTGATATAAATAAACTGCTTAAGCCAAGTCAGTAAATACGAATTACGAAGTTCCGTGTATTCAGGTTTTACTCTCAAAGTATTATAGAAATCATTTAGTCTACATATACCATCCCATTTTGTTTTAGTTAGCAGATTGTAAAATGAATTATATCTATTTTCATTAGCATATTTATTAATATACCTTATACCTCGGCTCTTACTTGACATATTATTGATTTCCATCAAGTCCAAAATGTCCTCTTGATTTGCATTTTGATCCCCGTTGCCGAATAAGGTTACTTTTTTGGTTATGATATCAACACCCAAATCAACATTGTAAAACTTCATTATGTGAACAAAATTATCGTAAGTATCCTTAGGTTTAATCGTTGTCTTACCAAAACTAAGATGCGGAAATGTATCTATATCCACAGTCTTACTCTTATCTACTTTAAGAGGTGGTGCGTTTGGGTCAAATAATGCTACTTTAGGAGGTATCTTACTTTCTCTTACAGCTTTCATTATGGTTTTGAAAGTCTTGGGGTTTTCCTTATCATTAGAGAATTTTTTATAAGTGTATTCTATTTGTTGTCCATCCTCACAAGATATTTCTTTCCATAGTGATAACCCCTCTTCATTTCCCTTAAATTGATGATGAAGAATACTGCCTACCTCTACCCAAGTTTCATAGTCATTAAACCAACCTTTTGTCTCATCAAAACCAACTATCTTTTTATACTCTACTAACAACTCTTTTATTTTATCAGTTGTTAAATCCTGTACTGGGATATTGTTAAATGTTTTTTTTAATTCTACCTCCTCCAAATCCTGCTTTTCATTACTATTTGAGGAGGTAGTTGTTAAATTACCCCCTATGTCATATGTTAATCCCTCGCAATAAACCATTTCAAACTCAGGTGAATTATAGGGCAATCTTGATAATGCGTTATTGCCGAAAGTATTATGTTGGTCAATTGCCATTACCAAATCAGTACTAAAATTTTGAGTAAGATTAACAAGTATATTCGTTTTCTCATCTGGTTTGAAAATCCTATTGCAGAAAATAATTAACCTTACTCTTGGATTATCAAAAGTATGAGAGCTTGTAGTATAGTATAAAATATCAATTCCTTTTAAAGTGTTGGTAATTTCCTCTTTCAAATAATTGAAGTTCTTCCCGTAACTATCAAAGTCAATTACTAACCCACTATAATAGTCTATATTCTCACTTGTTCTAGGGTTTGAAGAATCTTTATATTTAGCCAGTATAAAATGTTTCTGTTCGTCCTTAACGTCGTTTGACTTATCCTTGTACTTTAGAAATCTACTATAAATATCCTTAACAGATAGTTCGTTAAAATGTACTCCCTCCTGCCCCACAAAAGATACTTTTACGTGAGGAAACGTTGTAATTGCGTACTTCATATTATTTAATTGATATTATATTTGATGAATAAATCCCTTATAGCTTCACGAACCAACGCACTTATTGTTACCTTATAACCAGTATCATTGCTTCTAATAATACTTAAACCTCTTAAGATAGCTATTTGATCTAAGTCAACACCTACAGCTTGATTGTTATAACCACCTTTAGAGTTTTTAGGGATATCATCCAATATACTATCGCTTGCTAATTTAGCAACTTCTCTTTCAAAATTTTTCATATTTATTTCCATACTTTTTTTAACTCTAATAACATCACATCTATAACTTCATAAATAGATACATTATGTTTATCAGCTACCATTTTTAATTCTTCGTAATGTTGTAAATCTTCAATTTTATTCATAATTACTTACCAAAAGCTAATTGCCCGAATATCAACATAAATACAATAAAATTAATTGCAAATACTACTGTTAATACCCATGGGGCAAATTGGTTATTCATCCAATTGTCAAATTTATTTTTCATCACACATACCTACTTTCTAAAATTATATCTATAAATTGATCTTTAAATATTTTATACGTAATCTTCTGTAATGAATTAGTAGAATAATCACCAAACTCATATGTACAAATAAATTTAAAATCTTCTTGCGACAAACTATCTCTTAACAACTTCAATATTGAAAAAAGTTCAGTCACATCATTTAAGTTAAATTTATCTACTAAATAAAAAATTCTATTTAATGTTAATTTTTCCATTCCTACGTTTGTACCGCTAACATGATTTTTTAAAACTTCTTTCAGTTCTTCCAGATAAAGTTCTCTATGTTTTGCGTTAAAATCCTTCATTTTATTTCCTCTTCATTTATAATTTCAATTTTACCAAGTATGTCGTCTATCATCTCAAGAAGAGATTTGTTATAAACTGTAGATAACATTACTAATCTATCGTAATTCTTCAGTTCTTTTAAATTGTATAATAATTCTGCTTCTAAAATCATAACTAACACCCCCTACTATTTAAATTGTAAAAATCCATTCTCAAATTTCTGTTTTCATTAGCAGATATTTCACATAACTTCTCACCTATTCTATGTCTTAATCCTTGTGGGTCATAAGTAGAGTAGTCAAAGTCGTTAATGTCAAGGTTAACTGCCTTTTCAATTAGCTGTCTGTATTCTCTATCAGCTTGAATTTTCAAAGCTTCCTTAAGTTTTGTTATGTTATTAAGTAGTTTCATTATCACCTCACACATTCTAAAATTCTATCGTCAATTACCCTGTCTTTATTGTGGTAAAACTCAAAGTAAAAACCTGTCATTGCTATAATCATGATAGCTATTATGTATTTAATATTCATTTTGTTAATCTTTAAAATTATAATATAAATTAAAACCAAGTCCTATTAGCCCAACAATAATAAGTATTTCGTGAACTAGTATGATCAATTCAATATCGCTCATTTTGTTTCCTTTATATTTATTACAGAACCAATATCAAATCTTATTTTACCAATTGCAACACCACCCTCTATAAAATCTGGTGGTGGATTAGCTCTAAGCAAAATTTTTTTTAATTCTTCTATCCACTCCTTTTTCCTTATATCCCTGTATTTCTTAAAAGCTTTTTTACTAGGTAAAGGTTGCTTAAACGTAACATTATTAATTGAAACTATTTTTAATTCCTTATTCATTCTACTACCTCCCAATCATCGGCATTTAAATCCTCTAAAGAAATAAAACACTCATCATTATTAAATTTAGACATAAAACAAACACCATTTTCT